AAAAATTTAGCTACAAAAATTAACGAGAAGGTAAATATACCTTGGATCAACGAAGAAAAAGAGCAGGAGCTTTTTGAAAAGTTGGTTGATGTAATGACAGATATGCTAGAAGGTGTATTTAAAGGTAAGTAATGCCTAAAAGGCTTTATAAGCTGAATGATTTTAGCGGTGGTTTAAATACAGTAAAAGATGTTGCTGATATAAATGACAATGAGGTATCGGTAGGGCAGAACCTTATGTTTAATGTATATGGTGGTATGCAACCAGCATATATTATGACAGACTCTACCAATAATAAAATCAGTGCCTATAACAATAGTGATATATCTACTGTTCAACCCGGATATGGTTTAGGGTATTTTGAAACAGACCATGCTAGAGATTCTGTGACGGTTACATACGACAATGCAACCATGAATCGCCAAAACGGATTTGATCTTTTTGAAAGCGATGGGACAACTAGGCATCCTACCGCTGGTGACAATAGGAGGTTAAACCTAAAGGTAAGTAATGTTGAGACAAATTTAGCTTCTTCATTCCCCATTGGAACCCTTTTACTTTTATCAGGTGTTTCCGCATCGACTCGTTCTTTTGCAAACAATAGATTGGCTTCATCGGCTCAGGGTATATATACCGTTGTAGACACCTCCGGTAATGATATTATATTAGATCGTGAGGTTGAGGGCAAGTTTGCAGAGGTTGATCCTGTAGATGTTGATGATAGATTTTCATTAATACTTAAAGGAACTTCTTTGGGGGATCAGGTTTTACTTTTAGCTGACCCTGCCGCACACAATATTGATGTGTTTTCTACAACAGCAAATAACTACACGCACAATGTTATTACCTTAAATAGCACAGTAGTAAGCACCGCATCAAAAGTAAAGTATTTTAGAATAGAGGATTCTATTAGATGTTGTGACACTGCTGATAAAAATAATTCTAAAATACAATGGTACGGATGGATTCAAAGAAGACACTTTGAGGGTGCTAATTCTACCCTTGACAATGTTAATTCATACATGGATTATTTTCCTAAAGATAACGATTTAGCCCCTCCTACAGAGGATGACCTTGCAAGCTCTTCTGGGTCTTCTGGAGCTGTATCTGGCTACCCTGAAGATGCAGGAACTGGCTTTGAAATAGCAATAGCAACAGAAACAGATGTAGACGGTTTTATAGAGGCGGCTGAGTATGAACTGGCATCTACTTTTATATACGATGGAAATCAAGAGTCCCTTCCTTTTAAGTATGCAAGCACGCATATCGTTACTGAGACGAATAGTTTAAAATCACTTTCGGTAAACATTGGTGCTAAAGGCCCTTATGATGAGCGAATATCTGGAGGCAGGATATACATTAGAAAAAAAGGTGATGACTCTGAGTTTGTTATGTTGTTAGATATAGACTTAACAAAAGGGGCTCGTATTAAGTTATCAGATGATTTTACTTCTTGGCATGATGCTGGTAGTTCTCAATACAACTGCCCTACCGCAACAGCATCTGCAAATTTTAGCATTAAACAGCTTGGTTTTATTACATACGAAGTAATAAACGGGTTTAGCTCTAGCATTTTTAGCAATGCTTTGGGTGATTCGGGAGAACATTGGAAGGATTCAGTTGTGGCTAATAATAGAGTGTTTGTTTGCAACGTTACTATGAAAGACGAAAATACAGGAGAAACAAAAGCAGATGCAACTTTAAGGTCTTATCCTGATAGGATCATGTATTCTATGCCTAACAGGTACGATACGTTTCCATCTGATAACTACATAGAAGCGGCCAAAGGTGATGCTGATGTCTACGTGGCTATAGAAGCTCATGCCGATAGATTGTTGGCTTACAAAAATAAAAGTTTAGATATTATAAACATATCAGGGGATGACCGTAATTGGTTCTTAGAAGACAGTAAAAAGTATCAGGGTGTATTGCACCCAGAGGCAGTAAAAAGAACCCAATATGGCGTATTATGGGCCAATAAACAAGGTTTGTATTTATACGATGGGTCATCGATTAGGAACTTAAAAGAAAATAAAATTAGTGACTCTGACTGGAATTCTCATGTTGGTTTATTTACAGGAATTATTTATGATGAGCAAGAATCTATGGCTTTTGTAATAAAGAGTTTAGATGATGATGGTGATGCTTTTATGTGTGACTTAAAAAGAGGAAACTTTACGCTTATAAAAGATTTTGTTTTAGACAGCAACGATGGTTTAACTAATTCTGTAGATACTGAGAGCAATCAAACTTTAATAGGTCACGATACAGGCAGTTCTACAGATATTTACCAATTAAATAGATCTGTAGCGGCTACTACCCTAACTAAATTTTTGACTAGAGCAATAGACTTTGGAGACCCTGCACAGGTAAAAAAGGTATACGCAGTTCATATTACCTATAAATCAGATGTTGCCTTAACGAATAAGTTTTCTTTGGTGGAAGAAGACAATTCAAGCAGTGCTTTGAGCGGAACAATTAATGCTAGTGCAGTTAACTGGGCAAAAGTAAAACTTACACCCTCTTCACCTGTTGTTTGCAACAAAATATCTGTACAGCTTGATACTTCCTCTACATCCGCTAAGGTTTACATAAACGACATATCGATTGAGTATAGAGTTCTATACAGAAAAGGTGTATAGTGGATAGGGTAAGTCGTTATTTAAGTGGTAAAAAGCAAGACAAAATACGTGTAGTAAATTTTCAACCTTCTGTGCAGTCTATGAGAGAGGGTGAAGAAGTTTTATTTTTTAACAAAAACGGTTCACTATCTAGATATAGAAAAGAAAAGGGTTTGCTCTGGCGTTCAGACATGAACACAGGTAACAATAGAAATATTGAGGGTAGGTTGACTGTTAATAATTTAGAGTACAGAACCTCATTTGTAGATTATCGTGTTTTTATGCACAATTTTGAAGACGATATTAATACTTCAAAAGTTTATATGCCTTGGTGGGGAACAACAGAGAGTACGGGAATGGATGACCATCGAGTTGGTTTTGTAACTCCATTTAAAATGACGTTACATAAAATTATTATTCGTTGTGACAATCTTAGCGGATCAGATGACATAACTATACGAGTTGAAAAACAAGATAATGACAACACTGAAGATGTTGTTGCTACGGCAGTATACGATGTTTCATCATCTGGTGCTATTGCAAGTGATACAAATTTTGAATTAAACAAATCTGATTTTGATAATGCCCCAACAGTAGATGCTGGTAAGCTTTGTGGTTTAAGCATTCAAGCTTCAAGTGACATTATGGGAAATCAAGATTTTTATATTTCATCAGTTTGGCGAGTAGAGGTGGAAATATGATAAAAACTTTATTAAATTCAAAGGAATTATACCATGATTGAACATTCCTCAAAATCAAAAGGTTATTTGCCTATGAAATCAGGCCCTAATATGATGGGGTTTGATATGGGTAAATCTGGTAGCTTAATGGAGATGATGCAGACTGGTGGGCAACCTAGTCGTGGTGCGGCTATTCTTGCTCGTTCTAGGCAAAGACGTGCAGATATAAGAGAGTTAGAAAAACAGCAAAGAGCAGAAGCTAAGAGACAAAAGCGTGGTGGTTTGTTTGGTAGCATTGGTGGTATAGGTGGAGGTTTACTTGGTTCAGCTTTGTTAGGAGCTCTTGGGGCAAGCACTGGTGGTTTAGGTTTGGCTTTAGCCGCTGGTCTTGGAACCGCTTTAGGTAGAAGAGCAGGTGAAGGTATTGGTGCTGGTAAAACAAGAAAAGCGGACACGGAAGGAACTGTGTTTGGACAGCAGTCTTTTAGAGATTTAGAACAGGCTAGTAGAGATTATACTAGAGGTATGGGTGAAAGAGCCATAGTATCTGGTTTAAAGTCTGCTCTGATGGCAGGTTTTACTCCCGGTGGAGGTATATTTGGAAAGGCTAGAGATGCAGGTGGAAAGTTAAGAGCGGCTCAATTAGCTAAATCTGTTCCTATTGCGGATACAGGTTTGCTGAATACGGATCCGCTTAAAACTCCCGGTATAGATACAGGAGCTGTTTCTCAGGCAAGACGTGTTTTTGATCCCTCAACTGGTGCTGGCATAGGAGCCTTGCCAGATATGCAGTTTACTACAGAAGGTGCTCTTAGTACAGCTCGATCTGGATTTGCACCACAATTTACTTCAAGTGGATTGCCTCCGGTATTAAATACAGATACATTGCTGTCTCAAGTTTCCGCTCCAAGTAGTGGATCAGGATTGTCTTTTTCAGATGCTTTTAGACAGGCTAGAGAAAGTGGATTAGATCAGTTTATATTTGGTGGTAATCCATATAGCACTGAATTAGCTATGGAAGATGGTGGTCTCATTGAATATCAGAATGGTGGTAGTGTTAATATACAACAGATTTTACAGGATTCTGGTATTACCGCCACTCCAACACAGTTAGCTATGTTTGAAGGGTTTGACCGTACGGATCTAGATAAAATGACATCAGCTATAAGTGATAGTTTAATGGGTATGACGGGTGGTCAAGGATTGGCTAGTGCTGGCAGTGGTTTTGGTGCTCGAAGTAAAGATTTGGGAGAGAGTATAGAGAGAGCTCAAAAGTCAGCAGATGAACAAAGACAAGATGTGGTTAGTGGATTTCAGGATCAAACTTTAGGGCAAGCGGCTAGCCTAACAGACCAAGGTGTTGAGTTTGATACCTTTACAGCTCCACCACCTACAGTAGCCAGCCTACCAACGTCAGATCAGGGTGATATTACCTACAATGGCACTGAATATGTTTGGGATAGTGGGACAGGTAGGTACATTACTAAAGATGATTATGAGCAAGGTATGAGTGAATATTATGATGATTATTATGATTAAGGACGATTAAGATGCCCGGACACACTAGAAGTATATACAGTAGAAGACAGAGGTTAGGCCCTACTAGGTTTGACAATCCCCTTGCAGACTTTTTAGATAGACTGCCAGATTATTTTAATCAGTATCA